ATGATTCCAACTGTAGAAAATGAAATCGCACAAGCTGAGCAAAATGCAATAAATAAAAAAGCATCAGGTAAACAAAAATTGTTAGACTTAGGTCTTACAGAAGATGAAATAAAAGAGTTAATAGGAATATAACTTTATGTCGATCAATGTATGTAACAACAGATCGATGGCTTCAATTACAGCTTTACCTTCAGGGGTGAGTGTAGGTACATTAGTTTTGTTATCAACTCAAACAGCAAGCAGTAGTTCAACCATTTCATTTACATCTGGATTAGATAGTACTTATAAGTGTTATATATTTAAATTTATTAATATTCACCCAGCCTCTGACTCAGTTGATTTTCAATTTAATTTATCTGCTGATAGTGGAAGTAATTATAACGTAACAAAAACAACAACTTTTTTTAGACCTTATCAACAAGAAGGTGCTGAAGAAAGTGGTGCACTAGAATACATCCAGGCAGAAGATTTAGCACAAAGCACTGGATTTCAATCTTTAGCAGATAGGGTTGATAATGATAATGATAGTTCTTGTTCAGGAACCTTACATCTATTCAACCCTTCGTCTACGACATTCGTAAAACATTTTATATCTAACTTTAATAGAGTTTTTGGTGATAGTGCAATACAAGCAAATGATTATATGGCAGGTTATGGTAATACCACAAGTGCTGTAGACGCAGTACAATTTAAATTTAGTAGTGGCAATATTGATAGTGGTGTTATAAAACTTTATGGAGTAGCCTAATGTCAATTGTAGCTTACAATGATAGAAGTATTCAGGATGTAACAGAAGTAGCTGGTATTCCTGTAGCTATGGTTTTAATATCATCGGCCACAGCAAGTAATAGTGCATCTATAAGTTTTACTTCTGGTTTAGATGATACATATCCTGTTTATATGTTTAAATTTATTAATATTGATCCAGCTACAAATAACGAAAGATTAACATTTAATTTAAGCATAGATGGTGGATCAAATTATAATGTAACAAAAACAACATCATTTTTTGATAATTATCATGGTGAAGATGGAGCAGGTGGTGTGTTAAGATATGTTACTGCTGGTGATCTTGCACAAAGCACAGGAGACCAAAGAGTTACAGATCAAATTGGTAATACAGATAGTGCTGGTGCTGCAATGATGCATTTGTTTAACCCTTCTGATACCACATTTGTTAAGCATTTTTTTGGAGTTGGTCAATCTGGAAATGGAGATTCTTCTCCGCCTTTCCAGATAAATAACTATTTTGCAGGATATGCTAATACCACCTCTGCAATTAATGCCATTAGATTTCAAATGGGTAGTGGTAATATTGCAAGTGGAACTATTAAAATGTATGGAATAAAGGATTCTTAATGAGCTTAGTTACTTTAAATAATAGAGCAGTTAGATCGGTTACTACTTTTGGATCTGTAGCAGGTGACTCTATGGTCTTTATTAAAAAACTAACAGCAAGTTCTAGTGGTACTTTAAGTTTTGTAAACGGAAGTTCAGATGTTGTTTTTGATGGAACATATAAAGAATATGTTTTTATATTTAACAATATTCATCCTGCAACAGATAACGCTAATTTTAGTTTTCAAGCAGATACAGGAAGTAACACCAATTATAATCAAACCATTACATCTACTTACTTTGCTTCCTATCAAACTGAAGATGGATCTACTGCAGCATTACAATACGTAAGTGGTCAAATTCAACATCAGGGCACAGCATTTCAAACTTTAGTAGATTCAGTGGGTAATGGTAATGATGAAAGTTGTTCTGGTATTCTTCATATTTTTGAGCCCTCTAGCACAACTCACATTAAGCATTTTATAGCAAGATCACATGGTTATAATGGTAGTGATTATTCAACAGATTTATTTTGTGCTGGTTATATTAATACAACAACAGCTTTAACAACAATGCAATTTAAATTTAGTAGTGGTAATATGGATAGCGGTACAATATCACTTTACGGAATTAACTAATAACATAATAGGAAAACTAATGCCAAGATATCATAATATAAACGGTCAACAAGTTCAGTTTACAGCGGATGAAGAAGCTGCAAGAGATGCTGATGAACAAGCATGGGCAGATGCTGCTCCTGCTAGAGCTTTAGCTGATCTTAGAACTAAAAGAAATAGATTATTAACTGAAACAGATTATTTAGCATTATCTGATAATACACTTTCAGATGACATGAGAACTTATAGACAGTCACTTAGAGATTTACCTGATGGTAAAGACACTGTTGAAAAATGTGAGAATGCTACATGGCCAACTAAACCATAATGGCTAAGAAAAAATCTATATTTGGAACAAATAATTTTGTAAAAAAAACAAGAAGAAAAAGACCAGGTCGACATTCAAAGTCACCTAATAAATCAAAAAGAATAATGTATAAAGCAAAATATAAAGGACAAGGAAGAGTATAATGGCAACAACACCACAAACAACACTACTTGAAAAAGGTGCAATCACACCTTCTCAAACAGAACAAACAGGTAGTAATTCTGCAGTTTCTTTAATTCAATCGTTATTAAATACACCTACTCTCCCTCAAGGTACAGCAATTACACCTTCAGGACAAAGTGTACAACAAAATGAATTAATGTCAACTCCAGGTGTTACTGGAACTATTGCTGCGTTAGCACCTACTGCAACTGCACCTGCAGCTGCTACAAGTTCTACAGGAACTTCACAACAAGTCTCTGCAGTAACTCCAGCAAGTGCATCACAATTTAGTGCGGCAACAATTAATACAGCACCTACTATGACAGCTGCTCAAGGAACAGTTACAAATCCTATGACTGCAGCCACTCAATCACTGGCTAGTATAGACTCTAGAGCAACAGTTCAAGGTCAATTAGAAAACATATCAACAGATATTCAACAATCATTATCTACAGGTTCACCATTACCTGCATTTGCTAGAGGAGCTGCTGAAGCTGCAAAAGCAACTATGCAATCTAGAGGTTTAGGTGCGTCTACAATGTTAGCAGAAGCATTGGCAGAAGGTATATTAAAATCTTCTGTGCCTATTGCTGCTCAAGATGCACAAGTATATAGAGATACTATTTTTCAAAACTTAGCTAATAATCAACAAGCTGCTGTAATAAATGCACAAGCATATCTACAAATGGATATGGCAAATTTATCTAATGAACAGCAATCTAACTTACAAAATTTACAGGCACAACAACAGCAACTTTTAACTGATAATGCTGCAAGAAATGCTGCATTACAATTTAATGCTTCAAGTCAGAATCAAGTAAATCAATTTTACAATTCATTAAATTCAAATATACAGCAACAAAATGCACAAAGATCTGATGCACTAACTCAGTTTAATATTGCAGAAGAAAATAAAGTCGAAGCCTTAAATGCTAAAAATGCTACAGCTATTGCTGATGCAAATTCACAAAGACAAGCTGCAATTAATCAATTCAATTCAACACTTGAAGATCAGAGACAAAGATTTAATATTGAGAATCAAAGAGTAATAGATCAGTCTAATACAACTTGGAGAAGACAAACTAACACTGCTAATACAGCTTCTATTAACGCTGCTAATGAAACAAATGCAATGAACTTATTAAATTTAAGTAACTTTGCATTATCATCTTTATGGCAACAATGGAGAGACGAAGCATCATGGGTTAATTCATCATCAGAGAATGAATACAACAGAAATCATAACTTAGCAGTAGCTGCACTAGAAAGAACAACAGCTTTTGATTTACAAAATGAAGCACAAAAAGCTGCACTCTATGCTATGCTTGGTCAGTTTGGTATGAGAATATTTGGTGAAGTTTTAGATGAATCTTAATTTAGGAGATAATAAATGACAAGAAATGTAAAAAATATATTTAATAACGCCTCTAGAAATATTGTTAGAAATTTTAGTAATACGTACAGTGTAACTGGTGGAGGCGATGATGATCGTTCTGGTGGTAGATATCCAAGGGAAGTAGAAAAAGAATATGAACCACAAAAAAAAAGATCAACACGACAAAAAATATCTGATGTTTTAAAAGGAAAAGACAAAGATCAAGGTAGTATCTTACAAGCATATAAAGAAATGAAACAATTATCTGAAATTAAAAAACCATTTTTTGGAAATAAATTAGTAGGATTAAGAAATTATAGACCAGGAATGGCTCAAGGTCCACGTAAAGTACAGGTACAGGATCCAAAAGCTGTTAGAAAAAGACATAATGATAGAGTTAAACAATTTCTGTATGACAGAGCAATGATAGGTAAAGCATAATGAGACTTACATCAGACACAACAGGACTAGCAGATCTAGATCCATTTAATGCAACAGTCCCTGGTCAATCTTTAACAGACACACCAGGAAATTATCCTTGGGAACATCCGCCAAAAAATACAGATGTCGAGATGTTACTTGAAAATTTATTTACAAGATTAACTCAACCTCAGTCTGTAGAAGAAATTGTAATTATGTTAGATGCAGGAGTTCCTGTTGAAGCAATTGCAAGAGTAATTACATTTACAGGTTTTGCTGAAGGTGAATTTAATCCTGATATTGGATTTACTATTGTTGAACCACTAATGGAAATTATAACTGCAATTGGTATCAAGGCAGGTATTAAAGATTTAAAAATATCTATATCAGATATTTCTAATAATGAATTTAAAGATAATATGACACAATTAAAATATGCTAATAGACAATTAGAAAAGAATGGCATGGAAGAACAGCCAATGCAGATTGAAAATAATCAAGGTCTATTAGCAAAACCAGGAGAAGAATAATATGGCATTATCAGGTATACTAGGTCCCGTTGCATTTGGAGCACTTACAGAATTAGATCAACAACAACAAACAAGTGCTAGATTAACTGGTGATATTACAAGAGCTGTTACAGCACAAGCAATGGAAGATATTAATTTAAGAGAAAAAGCTTTGATTGCTAAAGAAGAACAAAAAAGTATGTTTACAAAAATATATGGTCCTGATACTGCAAATGCTTTAGATGCTGCAAATCTTTTTTCAAAAAATAAACAAGATACTGAAAATAATATCAGACAGTTTTTAAGATTAAATCCAGGTTCTAATATTGGTCCTGGAGTCTCTGCCTTTAAAAAAAAAGTAGAGCAGGCAAAAAAAGTAAATAAAGAAGGTTTTGATAAATATTTAACACAATCAGGAATACTATTAGAAAGAAAATCACTTAGAGAAAGAAGTGATTTTGTAAGTTCTAATTCAAGAGATACAAAATACATTACAGATCTTTTACTTGGCCCTAGAAAAAGAGAGGGTTTACTTAGTTCATTAGTTACAAATAAAGTAAGAGATAGAGATGTACCTGCTGCAACAGCAAGACTCACTGAAGCATTTGCAGAAAAACCTAGAGAAGAAACTACAGACACAGTAGTTGGAACTTCTTTATTTGGTATAGCAGGAGCACCTGCTGGAGTAGATCCTAGTTTATATTTACAATACAAAAAAGCTGCAGAAGCAAAATTTGATAAAAGATATACAAATCCAGTAACAAAACGTACAATAAAAAGTAAGTATACCCCTAAAGAACCAAAAAAAGGTGAAGAAAATTTTGACAATAAATTAAAATTTTTTCAAGCATTTAAAAACTTACCTGCTAGTGATAAAGAAATATATTACTTAAATGAATTTGTTAAAGATGAATTAAAAAGAGATGAACAAGCAACAGGAGTACGTCTTACACAATCACAAAAATTTGAAACACTAGAAAGTTCAGTTCCTAGTGGAGATCTACTTAGAAAACAAGCTAATGATCGAATATTACAATTTCAACAACTAGAAAAAAGTAATAAAGATTATGATGCTACAGCAGACATTGAGGAAGTTAAAAGAATACTAGAAAGAAAATTACAAGAAATTGGTGCTAGATAGTAACAATGGAAAATCCATTTTTAAACATTGGACCTCAAAAAGATCCACAACCAGTTCAAGATAATCCTTTTAGTAATATAGGGCCTGTAAATAATTCATCATTTTCTACAACTACAAATGGTCCAACAAATATATTAAAAAAAACTGATCAAGCAGATTCGTTTTCAACATCGGGTCAACAAGATCTTGATGGTAATACCTCTTGGTGGGATAATTTATCTTATGGATTTAAATTAGGTATTTTAGATAGTGTAAGAGGTGGTACTCAAATAGCTGGAGGTAAACAAGTTTTATTTTCAGATCAAACTTTAGAGGAACAGCAACAGGAATTATACGCTAGAATGCGAACTGAAAATGGCGTATGGACTTACGTTGGATATTTTGGTGGTGCAATTTTAGATCCTATAACTTGGCTATTACCTTTTGCAAAAGCTAAAAACATTTACTCAATGGCAAAGTTAGGTGCTGTAAGTGGTGGTGTATTTGGTGCTGTAGGATATGTAGATAAAGATGCTGATTTTGAATTACTAAGAACTAGATCTGGACAAGCCTTAGTAGGTGCTGCTGGAGGAACAATTGTTGCTCCTGCACTTTATGGTATTACAAAAGCTGCTGGAGTAGCTGGAAGAAAATTACCACTTGGTGTTTTAAATGAAGGTGATGCATCAGTTAAAACTATGAATGACTCAGCTCTTAAAAGAGCTTTTGTTACAAATAGAATGGGTGAAGAATTATCAACACTTAAAATACGAGCTGATAAAGATATTACATTAAGTAATCCTAAAATATTAGCTGATGCTGCAATTGAAGAAGTTCAAAGAAAACAAGGAGCTAGAGTATTAAGAAACGTAAGAAATTTTGCAAATAATTATTTGCTAAGACCCTATGAAACATTATCTGATAATACTCTAGGTAAACTTAAAACAAGCTATACAAAAAATATTGGAGAGCCTGGAATGAAATTTTTTACAGGTGAAATTGGATCTACTACACTTGGTGGAAAACTTCCTGCAGCAGTTGGCGGACCAGAAACTGCAACAGGACTTGCTGGTGGTGCTATAGGGTATGGAAGTGTTGAAGATGATGCACCAATAACAGAAAAATTTAGTAGAGCTTTTATAGGTTTTGCAGTGGGTAGCCTTGGACTTGGAGGTATAAAACAACTTAAAGCAACAAGAACACCATTTAAAAAAATACCAGGTTTAGAAAAAAAACCAGTTGATATTTCAATGGGTGAATTATTAGCTAGAGGTATACTAGACGACTATGGTTTACCAGCTGATATTAAAAAATGGAA